ATTACCTACCTGCATGGCACAGAGACATCGTCTTGGGGTGATGAAGAAGGATTGGCTTCTTTGCTGGCATCGCTTGCAGAAAAGAATCCCAATAGGCTTTACCTTTTTGAAAGCACAGCGCGTGGCTTCAACATGTGGCATGACATGTGGGCAGTGGCTAAACGTGCAAGAACGCAGAAGGCCATCTTTTGTGGCTGGTGGCGCAATGAACTCTATACAGCAGATGCCAAGTCAGACGTCTATAAGGTGTACTGGGATGGCAAGCTAAGTCCTGAAGAAAAGGAATGGACAAGAGAGATTAAGAAGCTCTACCAGGTGGAGATCAATTCAAGGCAGATTGCCTGGTGGCGATGGAAGATGAATGAGGGGATTAAAGACGAAGCCCTCATGTATCAGGAGTTTCCGCCGACTGAAGACTATGCCTTCATCATGACGGGTTCGAGTTTCTTCTCACATGCCCGCTGCACTGATCAAGCCAAGGTTGCCAAGCAGTTATTACCTCGGTTCTACCGCTTCTCAATGGGGCAATACTTTGAAGACACTGAGTTAATTAACTCAACTGAGCGCATGGCTACGCTTAAAGTGTGGGAGGAACCTGTTGATAACGCCTATTACGTCATCGGCGCTGATCCAGCATATGGAAGCAGCGACTGGGCTGATCGTTTCTGCATCCAAATCTACCGCTGCTATGCAGATGGACTTGATCAGGTTGCGGAATTCGCTACCTCTGAACTCAACACCTACCAGTTTGCCTGGGTGGTTTGCTACCTGGCAGGGGCTTATAAGAACTCCACCCTTAACTTAGAAGTCAATGGCCCTGGTCAAGCCGTGATCAATGAGATGCGCAACCTTAAACGCCAGGCGCAGACGATGGAGCCGCGCAAGGCCAGAGGCTTAATGGATGTTCTATCGCACATGCAGCATTACCTGTGGCGTCGTAATGACTCACTGGGCGGTGTCTCGAACTCGCTGGGTTACCTGACTACGCATTCATCAAAAGAGCGGATGCTGAATTACTTTAAGGACTATTTCGAGCGCGGGATGATGAATGTCTACTCGATGGATTTACTGGAAGAGATGAAATCCGTCGTGCGTGACCAAGGCTCCATTGCCGCTTATGGGCGTAACAAAGATGATCGTGTGATTGCTACAGCCCTTGCTTGCGTAGCCTTTGCCGAGCAGCTCATGCCAAGGCTCTTACAGATGCGTATGACGCGCGATCGCAAAGAAGAAGCCATAACACCCGTGCAAGTGCCGGTCGTGGATAAGCAGATCAACAACTACTTAAAGGCTATTGGCGTTGGGGCTCAGTAAGCGTCAAATGATGGAAGTGATTCCTGCGTTTATGCGTGATAAGAAACGCGGCATTTCCATTGCTTTGTTTGCCGAACTATGCGGCCTTGACCCTTTGCACTTAAGAGATGTGTTTCTCAATGGCAAATACCCGCTCACAGAACTCGTACAGACCCGTGTGAACCGTGCTTATGAGCATTGGGTCAATGGCGACGTTGCTGTCATGGTGAAGTCGGGTAAGAAGTATGTGGAGTTTCGCAAGCAACCAAAGCCGCAAATGGTAAGGCGCAGGCTCGTTACCTTTGATGGCAGTGGATTCAAACTTGATCTTGGCATTCGACCTAAATCCCAAGACTATCAACGCCCTGATCTTAACCAGCAACTAAGGAGAAACTATGGCAGTCGTTCATGATTACAAATGTCCAGCACATGGCTTTTTTGAAAGCAGAGAGCCTGTGTGCCCGCATGGATGTACATCCGATGTACAAATGGTGTTCTTGCAAGCCGTGGGTATGAAGTCTGATTCCACCAAACATGCTGACACCACGCTCAGAGAATTAGCCAAAGATTACGGCATGAGTGACATTAAGTCTTCGCGTGAAGGTGATCACCAACAACATGCCCTGCTAGGCAATAAACAAGCCGCACAACCACAGAATCCCTTTGCCGTGCAGTGGGGTAACCCCAAGCAATTAGGCAACTACAATCTGAATTCGGTACGCGGAGAAACCGTTGGGGGCTTGTCTGCTGTCAAAGAAAGTGGTATAGCATTGCGCAAACCAACGCCTTCAGTGGTCATTCGTGATCATGAGAACTTAAAGTTGCCTACATGAGAATTCCTGACGATCCCATCCAAAGAGAGTATTTCTACAATGACTTGGTAGATAAGTGCTCCGTCAGCATTCAGGAGCGCACGGGCACTTATGACTCACTGCGCTCTTACTATCTCTTTGGCGCTGGATTGGATGCACCGCCTGCGTACTACAACAAGATTTACCCGCACATTGATCAACTCTCTTCCTTCCTCTACTCAGCAGAAACCACGCGGTTTACGATTTCGCTAGGTGCATCGGTTAATAAACACGAACAAACCAAGATTCCTTCGCTGACAGGCGCTTTGAATGACGATTGGCTTAATAGCAACGCTGATCAGGTCTTTGCCCAAGCGCTGAATTGGGCGCTTTGCTACAACTCCACCTTTATTAAGCTCATTCAGAAGAATGGCTTGCACCCTTACATGGTTGATCCACGGTGCATTGGCGTGTATCGAGAAGATACACCTCACACGGATCGCCAAGAGGCGTTGATTCAGATTTACTACATCACACGCTCTGAGTTATACGCAAGGCTTTACTCGCATCCGCAACGTGAAGCACTGCTAGCTCGCTTGCAAATGGGACAAAGCCAAGAGAACCAAGTGCCTGATGGTATTCAGCGTTTGATTCTGTCAGCCACTGATCCAACGATGTATGGAAATGTGAACCTCAATATTGCCGGAATGCAGCAATATAAGGCTCGTGTGGCTGAAGACACGATCAAGATGACTGAGTTATGGGTCTGGAATGACATGACTGAGGACTATCAGTGCGTCACCATTGCTGACCCCAATGTCATCATCTATGACCGAGCAGGCGAAAGCATGTTTTTGAAGGGTGAATTACCCTTTATTCAGCTCTGCCCAACCCCACAGTACGATTACTACTGGGGCATCTCTGAAGTTGCAAGGCTAGTTTTCTTGCAAGACATGCGCAATAAGCGGATGCAAGAGATTCTTGACCTTTTATCCAAGCAAGTCTCACCGCCTACAGCGCTCATTGGCTTTACAGGCTTACTCGATGAGAAGAACTTTGCGCTTAACCGTGTTGGTGGCCTGCTTTCTACTGACATGCCTAATGCCAAAGTTGAGCAAATGGCGCCATCAATCCCCAATGATCTCTTTAGAGAGATAGCAGAGATTGATCAGATGTTTGAGGAAGCCTCTGGCATTGTCAATGTGTTGCAAGGCAGGGGTGAATCAGGCGTTCGAAGTGCTGGTCACGCCTCACAATTGGCTCGTTTAGGCTCTTCGAGGGCCAAAAAACGGGCATTGATCATTGAAGATGCGTTAGAAAAGATGGCAACGCTGTACTTAAAGGCTATGCAATCCTATTCTGACCGCATTTACACGGATGATCAGGGTGATAAGTTTATTGCAAACCAGTTCACTAAGGACTTTGTGGTGAAAGTGGATGCGCACTCCAACTCACCGATCTTTACAGAAGACCTTCGAAGCCTTGCATTTGCACTTGCAGACCGTGGTGCCATCACCAAAGAGCGTTTGATCGACATTTTGGAGCCTCCAATGAAGCAATTGCTCAAAGAAGACCTCCGAAAGATGGAGCAAGCTCAGCAAGCAGCACAAGAAATGCAAAAACAGCAGCAACCAACGCCTGAAGGCTCCGCACCACCTGCTATGTAGAGGTTTTTATGCTGACAAACGGTAATTCCAACATGAATGGCGATTCTGGAGGCTCAAGTGGCGGTTCTTCCCGCTATTCCTTCCAAAATGACCAGCCAAGAACCGGAAAATCGGAGCTAAAACAGATTTATCGCACCCCGCAACTCAATTATGGTCGTGCGACGATGAATCGCACGGGTTATCAACGCGCAGGAGGTCGTTTCTCATGATGCAACGCAAAATGCTACGTTATGCACGGCCTTCTCGCCGTTAATCGCTTGACAGACGGTCGGCAAGTAAGTACAAACCGCCCTGAAAGGACTCAATATGGCTGTTAGCGCAGAAGAATTGATGAAGTTGATTCGCGGCGGTGCTAAAGAAGGCAAGGCTTCGATGGAAATCGAGGTTGAAGAAGAAGGCACTGAAGGCGAAGAAGGTGAAGAAAAGAAACCAGCATTGTCTGGCGCTTCCTCACCTCCCATGTCGTCACCTATGTCAACGCCGGAACCCAAAAAGGGTGAGGAAATGCAGGGCCGCATTGATGTGCAGCTTGGCATGGGCATGTTGATGGGTGCCATGCAGAAGTTTCCTGATGGTTCTGCTGAGCAAAAAGCGCTTAAAGATGCCATAGGAAAGATTGGATCGGCCTTTGGTGAGATGGATTACAAAGCCAAAGAGTTAGTACCCTCTGAGATCATGCAAATGATTCAGACTTTGCCTCAAGCTGGTGGCGCGTCTGCCGAGATGCGAGCAATGGCTGCGGCACCAACCCCTGGGACTCAAAACCCACCTTTACCTATCTAGGAGATAGTGATGGAATTGTTCAAACCCCGCGCTGGAACGATTCGTCGCCCGACGGATAACCAGCAAAAGAATGGTCAGATTTACAACCCACCTCGGTATGAGCCGTTTGGTGGCTTGAGTGGAGCGAATAAGGTTACTAAAAACCAGATGACGCTTTCTAAACCTGGTGACACCAAGCGTGTCATTTAATTAATTGTTTTGAACGGCTGAAAAAACAATGTCGCTAGAAAACCTTACCCCAGACGCCCGTGATGAGCTTGCTGCTTTGGCGAAAGCCTTGGCTGAAAATCCGAAAACCCGAAAGGAGTTTTTGAAACTAACCAAGCAGGCGCATCCCGACCTTCCAGTTCCTGAACTTGAGATTGAAGAGCGAACAAGCAAAGCAATTGACGCACAGCAACAGCGCATTGCGCAGCTTGAAGCCAAATTGAAAGAAAAGGACGCTCGCACCGAGTTAGAAAAGCGTAGAAATACGTTGAAGGAGAAACGTCTTGCTGAATCGGATGATGATGTCAAAGCCATCGAGAAATTGATGATTGAAAAGGGCATCAGTAATCACGAATCGGCTGCTGAGTACTACAACTGGATGCGCCAGGCTGATAAGCCCACGCCTGCATTCAGTAATTCACCAATTACCTCGAAGGTCAATGACTTTCAGAAGTATTTGAAGAATCCTGCAGCAGCGGCTAGGGAAGCAGCGGCGAGTGCGCTCAACGAGCTAAGACAGGGAAACCAGTCTCGCCCGATTGGACTTCGTTAATTAGGTCTGTTTCTTAAAAGGAACCTATCATGCCTATTGGTGGCGGTATTATCCCAACAGCAGGCACCAGTCAGTACAATGAACTGACCTACGTCACCCGTAGGGCTTTCATTCCGAAACTGGTTGTCCAGCTTTATAACTCAACTCCCCTGCTTGCTGCATTGCTTGCCAATTCTCAGACCGCTTCAGGCGGTGTGTCATCGGTAACCGTGCCTGTCCAGGGTTCTCAGTTTGTCAACGCACAATGGTCGGACTACAGCGGTTCGTTTGCACAGCCTAGCGTTATGCAGGGTGCTTACAACGCTGAATTCAACCTCAAGTTGATGATCGCTCCGGTTCCCTTCCTCGGTATGGAAGGTGCTGTACAGCAAGACTATGCTGTGATTCCTTTGATTGAGGCTCGCATGAACGATGCGACCAACGTCATGATGGATGCAATGGCAACAGCGCTGTACAACAACACCAGCAATGCACAGCAGTTCACTGGATTGCCAATTGCAGTTGATTCGGCAGGCACTTATGGTGGCCTGAGCCGTTCGACCTACGCATGGTGGGGTTCCAAAGAGTATGCTGCAGGTAGCGTTAACCCAACCCGTCAAAACATCCTCCAGTACATCTCTGGAACGGTGAAAAACGGCGCTGAGGTTCCTTCCTTTGGCGTTTGCGGCTTTGGCACTTGGACATTGTTGGCGCAAGACTTTGTAGGCCAAGAAACCTACATGATCACCCCTGGCAGCAACTTTGCTAGCGGTGAAGAAGGCCCAACGTCTGGTTTCCGTGCGCTCATGGTTGCAGGTGTGCCGATTTATCCTGATCCCTATTGCCCAGAAGGCACCCTGTACCTGCTGAACTCGAACTACCTCAGCATGTACATTCACGATCAGGCTGAGTTTGCGTTTACCGGCTTTGAGTCCACGCTGCCTAACTGGCAGATTGGTTATGTTGGCGCAGTGTTGACCATTGCTGAAATGGTGAGCACCAAGCCCAAGAGCATGACCAAAGTGACCGGCCTTAACTCACTCACGCTGTAAGGAGTCGATCATGGCATTGGCACTTAATAAAATCATCGTTAGTGGCTTAAACAGCGATGCTGATGGCGCGTACTTTGACTACGTTACCCAATCGGTAACGGCAGGCACAGACTACACGCTGCCAGCAGGTCTGTACGTCATCTATCCCGTCGCAAACTGTAAGTATCAGGCTTATAACGGCTCTGCATGGGCTGATGTAATTGCAGCAAATACAGGTGGCATGATGGTTTCTGATGGTCAGAACGTTAAAATCGTTTCGACCTCTGGCACTGTCACGGCACTGTTCTTGACCGTCAATGGCGGGCAGGCTGCTTCTGGCACCTACAACTCGTAATTGGAGTAAAGCATGGATGCAAACAAAGTCGGTAGTCTATTGCCGCAGCAGTTTGGAGGCATCCTGCTTGGGAAGTTGATCGGCGCGAATATGAATTCCACCGCCGATCAGCAAATCACCATGTTTAGTAACCCGTCGAAGTTTATTCTTCGTCGTATCGTGGTGACGAATGCTTCAATCTCTTTGACCACGGCTGCTGGAGGCGTTTATACCGCTGCTAGCAAAGGTGGTACAGCGGTTGTTGCAGCGGCCCAGGCTTACTCCTCGCTTACAACGTCAGCGCTCTTTCTTGATCTCACGCTTAGTACGACAAGCAGTGCAAGTACCACAGTGAAATCAAGCATTCCCAACTTATACTTATCGCTCACCACCGCTCAAGGTGCCGCAGCAACAGCGGATGTATACGTTTATGGGGACATTTTAGAAGCATGATCTTTGTGACAAACAAAGGTTCTCAGCCACTGGTCGCCAAGTACGTCGATCAGTGGTTTGAGTTTCCGCCAGGCAAAAGCGTACAAATCGAACCCCATGTCGCGCGACATATCTTTGGGTATGGCGACGACAATAAATATCAATACTTGGTGCGTTTAGGTTGGATGAAGATGAACACCGACCACGATAAAGCAATGGCTCGCCTTGCTGAGTTCACCTTTACAGATGCGCCTGTAAAACCAGACCAACAATCAGCCGTGTTGGTGGAACGAGTAGCCCCTCCCGCTCCGCGTGGGCGAGCTGGGGTCAAAGTCCAGCCCCAGACAAGTGATGAGGCATAAATGGCAACCTACTCAGGGTATATCGCAGAAGTTCGTAGACTGCTGCATGATGCCACGGGCAATTTCTGGACAGATACCGAGTTAACCGATTACATCAATGGTGCTCGGCATCGTGTTGTTCGTGACACGGGATGTCTGCGCAATATCCTGACGGGCGCTACAACCACCTCGGTTGAAGTGTTAAACATATCGACCCTCACACTGCCATCATGGGCAGAGCAAATACTTGATGTGCTCAACATCAATCTGTACTGGGGCAATACACGCATACCCTTGCGATACATGTCATGGTCGCAGTTCAACGCTGAGTTGCGGTTCTGGCAGAACTACACGGGCAGACCTATTGCATTTACACGTTATGGGCAGAATGAAATCTACTTTGGCCCAGTACCTGATCAAGTCTATGTGATCGAGGTTGATACGATCCTCTTGCCTGTGCCGCTTACATCAGACTCGCAGACTGAGGTGATCTTAGAGCCGTATACCTCGCCTGTAGCGTTTTATGCGGCTTACAAAGCCAAATACAAAGAGCAATCTTACGGTGAAGCAGAAATCTTCAATGCCGAGTACAAGAAGCAGTTGCTGGCAGCGATTAATTCGAGCTTCACGCGTCGTTTACCAACGCCTTACTCGGTTCAGTAATCATGGCCGCAGTTGAGCAAAAGAAGTCCTACCACGTTACCAAGGATTTCAAGGGGCTTAACACCAAAGCCAATCGCACGGCTATTCAAGAGACTGAGTTTGCATGGCTAGAAAACGTCATGCCCATTGGGTATTCCAACTTAAAGGTCATACCCAAAGAAAAACGTATTACTTACAGCACGACTAACTTTAGTTGGGGCGGCACGGTGCATTACATGGCGCCGGCCAATATTGGTGGTGTCGCCTACATGTTTGCGTTCTTCACCAATGGAGGTGCGCAGTATGTCAGCCTGGAAACCCCTACCGCACCGATCACTTTGGCTGCATCGGGAACCTTTAGCGGTACAAGAACACAAATCAGTCAATGGAAGAATGAGCGAGTGCTCATCATTGACACAACTTATGGATACGCTACGTTCAACGGGACGAATCTCGTTCGGGTCGGTTCGGTCGGCAACATTACCATCACATCAGGCGGTTCTGGATACTCAGCAGCGCCGACGGTAACGATTAGCGCTCCTAACGAAACGGGCGGTGTGCAAGCTACAGCAATTGCAACCATCACTGGCGGCATTGTCACTGCGATTACGATTACTGAATCTGGAAGCGGTTACACCTCAACGCCAACAATTACGTTTTCAAGCGGCGCTGCTTCAGCCACAGCAGAAGCGATCAGTCAGCCTGGTACTTCCATTCAATCGTTTTCTGGTCGCGTATGGATTGCTGATGGTAGAACCATCTACTACACGGCGGCAGATAGCTATAACGACTTTACAAGCATCTCTGCTGGGAACATTACGTTGGTTGATGGAACCCTGTACGGCGACATCACACAAATTATTTCGGCTAATAACTTCCTCTACATCTTTGGCGAATCGTCGATCAATGTCTTTTCAGACGTTCGAGTCAATACGTTAGGTGAAACACTCTTTACCAACACCAATATCAGCGCTTCTATTGGTACGGAACTGTTTTTAGGTGTCTTTGCGTACTTTAGAAGCATCTTATTCATCAATCGATACGGTGTTTACGCCTTAGTTGGTGCTACAACGACCAAGATCAGTGATGCTTTAGACGGGATATTCCCAAACATAGACTTTAGTAGCACAATAACGGGTTGCCAGACGCTGATCTACAACATTCTTGTGTCTGCATGGAACGTCAGATACAACGATAACGGCACATACCGTCGCATTCAACTGGTTTTCTTTGATCGCAAGTGGTTTATTAGCTATCAGGGAAACCTCACGCACATCAATTCGTCACCAGTCAATGGTTTGATTAACTCATATGGTGTGGAATCGGGTGGTGCGTTCTTCAGAATGTACGAAGATCAGACAGCCAACATCTCAACCGAGGTTGTAACAGCGCTTTGGGACTTAAAAGACCCGATTCGTGACAAGCAAGCGCTCAAATTAGGCGTTGAAGCGACATTTCCCGTCACTGTTGCTGGTTCATTGAACATTTCGATTGATAGCGAGGCTAAAAGCTCGACATCGGTAGCTCTTGGTAATGCAGTTGCCTGGCAAAACAATAGTTTGAACAACATTGCATGGACAAATAATGCTGGAAGCACCTTGCAATGGATTTCTTCTGGGTATCAACTGAGCGAAGGGTATAAATTGCTTAAGTATGATGCTCAGATGTATGGCAAATACCTTGGCATGACGGTAACATCCACGGCACCGGCCTTTACTTTCAACGGCTTCCAGCTTGAACATGAACTAAGAGCGAGGTTCTGATGGCAAAGCCAGTAACAATCCCGAATACATTTGCCACTGCAACAACATCAATTCCACTTGCTAACCTCGATGCTGATTTTTCGACGGTAGCAACAGCGTTAAACGACGCATCAACTTACAGCAACTATGCACTTGATTCAGGAACAGTAGACGCCTATGTGGTGTCGTTATCGGGCCTGTCAACAACTTATCAAGCAGGGCTTGCCATTCAGTTCCAGGCAACCAATGCTAATACTGGGCCTTGCACCTTAAATGTCAATGGGCAGGGTGCAAAACCGCTTGTTTATCCAGACGGTAGTGCGCTTGCTGTTAATGGCATCGTTGTTGGCGCCATTGTGTCGTGCATGTATGACGGCAATAATTTTCAAATACTGTCGATTAAAAACGCATCTGGAGGTGGTGGTGGAAATGGCACGGTTACTTCAGTTGCCATGTCTGTTCCTGCATTCTTGTCGGTTTCTGGATCGCCTATCACAACATCTGGAACGTTTGCAGTATCGTATTCAGGAACAGCGCTTCCTGTTGCCAATGGTGGTACGGGGGCTACAACACTTGCAGGTGTCCGTACAAGCATTGGTGCTGGCGATGTCAATGGACCTGCTGCTTCCGTTGAGGCAGAGATTGCTCTTTATTCGGGCGTAACCGGAAAAACAATCCAGCGAGCCACAACCACAGGTATTTTGAAAGGTACTTCTGGTGTTCTTTCAGCGGCTACAGCGGGTACTGACTATTTAGCCCCGCCATCTGGAACGTCCATTCTGAAAGGCAATTCAGGGGGTGCTCTAGCTAATGCGGTTGCTGGTACTGATTACGCGCCTCCAACAAGTGGTACTTCTATTTTGTATGGAAACAATGCTGGTGGATTTAGTAACGTTACTGTAGGAACAGGTCTAAGTTTTAATGCTGGTACGTTAGCCGCAACAGGCGGCACTGGAACAGTCACAAGCGTTGCATTCAGTACAGGAACAACAGGACTATCGGTAACGGGAAGCCCGATAACATCGTCTGGAACTATTACGCTTTCAGGAACTTTAGCGGTTGCAAACGGTGGGACGGGGCAAACAGATAAAACATCAGCATTTGATGCGTTAGCGCCGACAAACACAAAGGGTGATTTGATTGTTAATACAGGCACGGACAACGTACGTCTGCCTGTAGGAACAGACGGTCAAATACTTGTTGCTGACTCAACCGTTACTGAAGGGGTTAAGTGGTTTACTAGTTCAGGCGCTGGCACAGTAACTTCAGTCGGTATTTCACCGCCTGCATTTTTAACGGCTGGTTCTCCTGTAACAAGTTCTGGAGATATTTCGCTAACGCTTTCGGGTACTGCTTTACCTATAACATCAGGTGGCACCGGTTTAACAGCACTTGGAACTGCCGGTCAAGTATTGCGCGTTAATTCCGGAGCTACTGCGCTTGAATACGGCGCTGTTACTGGTACGGGCGATGTTGTTGGCCCTGCTAGTTCTACCAATGCACAGATAGCATTGTTTAGTGGTTTAACCGGAAAAATTATACAAGTTGCTACGACAACAGGCATGGTCAAAGCAACTAGTGGCGTTATTAGCGCTGCTGTTGCAGGTACAGACTATGTAGAACCAGGTGGTGCTCTTGGTACGCCTTCATCAGGTACTTTAACCAATGCAACCGGACTACCTATATCGACGGGTGTAAGCGGCCTTGGAACCGGGATTGCAGCAGCGTTAGGGCAATCAACAGGTACATCAGGCGCACCAGTTTTATTTAATGGTGCATTAGGTACGCCTACTAGCGCTACGCTTACAAATGCTACGGGGCTTCCAATAAGCACTGGTGTTAGTGGCTTGGGTAACAATGTTGCAGCAGCTCTTGCTGTAACCGCAGAATCTACTGGCGGTATCGTTCTTTACAACAGTGATTTAGGTACGCCTAGCGAAGGCGTTCTTACGAATGCAACAGGTCTGCCTTTAAGTACGGGTGTTACGGGTACGCTAAGCACAAGCAACGGCGGTACTGGTCTATCAACCATTGGTACATCGTTGCAGTACCTTCGAGTAAACGCTGGCGCATCAGCGCTTGAATATGCAACGCTACCAAGTGGCGACGTTTCTGGGCCAGCAAGTTCGACAGACAACGCTATTGCTCGGTTTGATAGCACGACTGGCAAAGTCATTCAAAACTCATCGGCCACCATCAGCGATATAGGCCAAGCGTCGTTTGTAGGTTATGCGCAGATCACGGCCAATACAGGTGCTGGCACTTCTGGTTATCTGGAACTGCAATCAAACGATAGTGGTACTGGTACCAAGACGCTTCGTATCCAACCAAGTGATTTAGCAACAACGTCAACACAGACTTACACATTCCCAACTGATTTGGGTTCTAGCGGTTACTTTTTGCAGACTGATGGTGTCGGTCAGTTGACATGGGCTGCTGCTGGAGGTGGTGGGTCTGGTGGGCCAGTCTTAGAGTCTCAAATCACAATTAGTCAAAACTACACCATTAGTAGCAATACCAATGGTCTTTCAGTATCTCCAGTAACGGTTGCCGCTGGCTATGCAGTGACTGTTGGAACAGGCCAGTCCTGGATGATTCTTGGTTAAGGAAGCGATATGAGTAAGATCAAACTTCAAGGTAATGCAAGCGGAACGGGTACCACCACGTTTCAGTCTGCCAATACCTCTTCTAATACAACCTTCACGCTTCCCGGTACGGATGGAACTAACGGGCAAGTGCTGACAACGGATGGCTCTGGGAATCTCACATTTAGCGCTGCTGGCGGCTCAGGAACGGTAACGACGGTTTCGGTTGTTTCGGCTAATGGTCTAGCCGGTACGGTTGCAACTGCGAGCACAACGCCAGCAATTACGCTATCAACCTCGATTACAGGCGTACTCAAGGGTGATGGCACAGCGATTTCTGCTGCGAGCGCAGGAACGGATTATGTGGCTCCAGGAGGGGCTTTAGGCACTCCATCGTCTGGAACGCTCTCTGGTTGTACGGTAGATGGTACTAATGGGGTTGGCTACATCAACGCCCCGCAAAGCACAAACACAACAGTTGCCGCTACGGATGCTGGTAAGCACATTTACTTCACAGGCGGTTCTACCGCAACGCTTACAGTAAACACAAATGCAACAACGCCACTTGCCACAGGAACTGTCATTCTTGTTGTTAATGACAATTCTGGAAACTTGACGATTTCTGGTGCTGGCGTGACGTTTCAGCTTGCCAATGGATCGGCGGGTAATAGAACGGTGGCAACTAAAGGGATGGCAACGCTACTCAAGGTCGCGACTGATACTTGGTATGTTTCTGGAGCGGGGGTGACCTAATGGCTGGCGCACTTACAGCAGCAATTGCAGCGGCGTTTTCTGGTGGCGCGGCTGCTGCTACCGACGATTACTTTGAATACACCACGCTATTGCTTCCCGGCTCTGGAACCAACGGCGCACAGAACAATACGTTCTTAGACTCTGGTACGGCTAACAGCGGTTCAGGCTTCACCGTCACCCGCAACGGCAACACGACACAGGGTACGTTTAGCCCGTTCAGTCAGACGGGGTGGGGGAATTATTTTTCTGGAAGTTCGCAGTATTTGAGTGTCGCCGACAATGCGGCATTAGAGTTAGGTAGTGGAGACTTTTGCATTGAGGGTTGGGCATACCTAACTGCAAACTCAGGGGGCGGGATAGCTTTTGCGGCTAAAAACGGAGGGTCTTTTGCTTCGTGGCAGATTCAGGCTAATGCTAGCAACTGGCTTTATTATTTATCGTCAAACGGATCAACGTGGAATGTGGCTTCTGGACCTACTATGGGAGCCGCTAGTGTCAATACGTGGACTCATATAGCTTTGGTAAGAAGTAGCGGTGTTATAACCCCATACATCAACGGCGTTGCCGGAACTACAACAACATCATCAGCAACGATTTTTGACAATGCAAGACCCTTAACTATAGGAGCTGTCGAAGGTTCTGCCGGGAGTTTTTCGCAGTATCTTACTGGTTATGTATCCAACTTTAGGGTTGTTGTTGGTAGCCCTGTTTACACCGCAGCCTTCACTCCCCCGACAGCGCCACTTACAGCCATCACAAACACGCAACTACTCACCTGCCAATCCAACCGCTTCATAGACAACAGCACCAACAACTTCACCATTACCGTCAACGGCAACACCTCCGTAGTCGCCTTCTCCCCATTCAACCCCACTGCATCGTGGTCTGCTGCGACTA